CAGCATGCTGTCGCCGTAGTGCGAAAACTCCTGCGACATATACATCGGCGTCGCGATCATCAGCTTCATCTTGGTCGGCTTGAAGTTCTTTTCCCGGATGTAGCGGTAATACTTGTGCAGCTGCGGCAGGTCCTTGCGCGGGATATTGCTGGTCGAGGCCTCGCGCAGCATCAGGCTGCAGAGTTCTTCCTCGACCACATGGATCGAATACTTCTGCACGAGCCGCGTATAGAGGTCCCAGTCCAGCAGGTAGCCGGCCTTGACGTCAAAGCCGCCGGCATCGATCACCGCCTGGCGCTGATAGGTATTGATGCCAAAATAATTGTTGGCGATGTTGAAGAGCGCGAGCCACTGCTCTTTGGTGCGGTTGGTGGGCTTCGGGATCTTCAGCCGCGGATCCCCCGCATTGGTGTAGGTCTCGAATTTCTCGTCGATGAAACGAGGGTGGCACGAGACCATAGCCACGTTGAATTTGAATTCCGGGAGAATCTTCTCGAAGTAGTTCTCGTCGAGCAGGTCGTCCTGCCCCAGCACGGTCACATACTCAGTGGTCGCCAATTCGAAGGCGGCCTGAAACGAGGCGCCGATGCCGCCGCTGTTTTCGCCTTTCACGAGCCGCACCTTATCCCAGGCAATCGACTCGACCGCAGCGACAGTGCCGTCGGTTGATCCGTCATCACGAACGACCACTTCGACCAACTCGAATTGGTCGTGACCGGTTTCTTTAACGCTCTTCACGGACGCCTGCAGGACGCTCGCGATTGCGCGGGCAATCCACTTCTCGCCATTAAAGGCAGGTATGACTACTGAAACTTGCATGTTCGTTTCCTCATTCTCCGGTGGAAAAACCCTGACCCCTCACCTGAAGGGCCCGGGAACTTGTGCTGCCAACTATCTGTTACACGCCCGAGATCAGGTTCAATGCCACCAGCGCGGAGCGCAAGGCATTGGCCATGACCATCGATTGCTGTGCTGCCGGGTAATACGTCTGCTCGACCGACAGGCCTGCCGTGCTCACCGCACCAGTGCCAGGACCCTGCAGCTGCACGTTGCCCACCGTGTAGGTCTCGGTCGGCGGCGTGATGCTGGTGGTGGTCAGGTTCTGGTACTGGATCGCCACGGCACCAGCCGTCGCGCTCGAGGCCACCTGACGCACGTTCGCCACCAAGATGCCAGGGGTGACGCTCGGCTTGACGCACAGCACCGAAGAGCTCGCGATGACGCCGGCCACAGCACTGGTCACCTCGACCGTGCTAGTAGCCGCTACCGCGGTCGGCGTGAAGCCACCCGAGTAGATCATCATCGGATTCAACGGCACCTGGCGCTGGATCGTCATGCGGTAGGTTTCGCTCGAAAGCGGCGTGACCGCAACACCCGGCTGCACCAGTGAGATACCGATGACGCCCGAGGACATGACGCGACCACCGGCGATGACCGTGCCGGCCTGCAGCGCCGGTTTCGAAATGCCAGTCACCGTGTCAGTAACGAGGATGCCCGTGACGGAGCTCGTCTGCTCCACCGAGGTCGATGCCGTTGCCGAAGCCTGGCCCGCGGGGATGGTGTACACGAGGGTCGGGTTGTAGGCATTCAACTGCGGCAGGAAGGCCATATTCCAGGTCTCGGCCGCCGTCGGCGTGATACCGGTCGTGACCGCACCGGAACTGATCGCGCTGAAGGTGATGCCCACCTGGTTGACGCCCACTACGCGCGCGATGCCGCAGTAACCCAAACCCGCCTGTGCTGTGGGTTTGTTCACAATGGCGATCGTGCCCGGCACGCAGGCATTGCCCGTGATGTTGAAGATCTGCTCGTTGGTCGTGTTGAGCGGGCAGATTGCCGGCGACAGCACCGCACTGGTCACCAGCGGACCGGCCTTGATCTCAACCACATCGTAGGCTTCCTGCGTCGGCGTGATCGTCGAGGTGGCGCAAGAGTTGAGGTAGTTGATATTGATCGTGCCGGCGGCCGATACACGGTAGCCAGCAATACCAAGACCAGCCTGAACCGTCGGCTTGTTGACGAAGATCACCGATGACGTCTGCACACCGCTCGATGCGCCAGCGGATCCACTCGACACCGTCGTGGTTTGCTCGGTGGTGGTCGACCCGTTAAACGCATTGACCTGCGGCGCGCATTGGTACTTCACGATCAGGCCGTTGTTGGGTTGCGTCAACAGCGCCGCGGCTTGCGACCCCGTAACCGCGCCGGCCACTACTGCCTGCGATCCCGGCTGCGGGAGTGTGGCGCCGCCGTAGAAGCCGACCAGATCAGTGTTGGTATCCCCCAACAGCATGCCCTGGCTGTCCTGGTCGGAGATCGACTGGGGCGCCTGGAATGTCGTTGAGGTCGCGGTGCTGGACTGCGCAACACCGCTGGGCGGCGAGATAGACATCACCCCGACGACCATGATCTTGCTGATTAGAGAAAAAGGATTCGATTTCATATTGACTCCAGAAAGTTATTGAAGCGTGGCGAGGTGCAATAAGGCTTTGGGGTTGGAGTAACGGCGCTCCTTACCCAGCGCGATCATCTTGCGCATGGTTGCCGCGTACTCTTCGGCCGTGGCCTGCATCACGCGCGGGAAGAATGGCACCGGTTCCAGTGCTCCGGTCTCGGTGTTTTCCGCCCACACTTGATACAGCGGCTCGTGGATCCCTTGGCCTTCTTGTTCCATCTTCGCGCCTCTGTTAGTTCGTCAGCCGGCAGGCAAGCTCGGGGTAATAGGTGGCCGTGCCCCACATAACGTCAATCCGAGTGGGTAGCACGTCGTTGTTGATGTCGTAGGCTCGAATCACGCGGAGGTTGATCCCCTTGTAATTTTCTTGAGCTTTGAAATCCACACCGTCCGGCATGATCAACGGCACCGTGACGAGACCAAAGGCATCGCGGGTGAAGCCGATGTTCTTGGCCAGGTTCGATGATGCGGCACCCGAGATCACCGTGATGGCTGCACCCGAGATCGGCGCAGCGTCCACCGTCTGGTAAGCGCTTGGCGACAGCACGATCGGCGGGTAGATCGAGATCGACGAGGTGCCGGTCCCGCTCGAGTTCGCCGTGGCAGTGACCACGAAATTGCGCAGGCTACCGGTCGATGCCAGTGACTCCGGATTGACCGCATTGACCGCGCCGATCGTGAACACGTCGCCCACGTTCAGCAAGCCCGCGATGCTGTTCGGCCAGCCGGCGGTGACGAGCGTCGAGCCAGTCTGTCCGGATCCGCTGACCGTCGGTGCGGTAGTGCCATACGCGCCGGTCAACTGGGTCGGGATGTTCTGGTCGAGGAAGATCTCGAAGTTCGCGATGTTGGGGATGTAGCCCTTGAAACCCGGCTCGGCGACCGACTCCACGTAGACCGTGCTGATGCCGACCGTGACCGCCCAGTACGCCTTCGGGTTCAGGACCAGCGTGCGATCCTGTTGCGGGGCGGCCTCTTCGTCCATGCGCTGCGCCACGGGCGCTATGCCCGCGAACGATGACGGCGCCACACCAGGCGTGCCGACTTCGTTGTAGACGGAGGGAATATTCGCAAACACGCCGCGGTCAATCCGGTTGGCCAACTTCTCCATGGCCGGTTTCGCATAGCGCTCGCGGAATTCCTCGACGACCAAGGTCAACGCGGCAGTGCCGAATTGGAAGTCGACGTGAGACTGGTTGGAGATCGTGATCGAGGTCGACGGTTCGATGATGTCCTGCACCTGCAGGCCAGCACCTTCCGAAACGATGAACTTGTTCGGCTTGCGAATCGTCAGCTGGGTGCCGATCTTGGCGCCCATCTGCTCTTCGAAGACACGATTCACACGTCCCGCCATGACAAGATTATTCACGAGCAGGACAAGTGTTTCCTTCGAAATTATCGAAGGGGTTAGGAGTGTGTCAGTTGACATTGTCGTGATCCTTCATTGCGGCAGGACGGGCCTTTCTGGAGTGTTTGCCCTGCCTGGTTAATTGAGAATTCTCGGGTTACGGTCCCGCTTTCTTTTCTCGGCCGCCTCACGCTGCAGACGCGCATCGTATTCAGCGATCGACTCTTCGTCTGGTGTCTTGCGCTCAGGACTCGCACGACTGCCAACCGGCTTGGTGACCGGTGCTGCCTTCGTCACCTTGGGTTTGTTCGCGATCCGGATCTCGGCCTCGATTGCGCCCAGGCGGATAGCGGCCGTGACCGGCGGCATTTTATTGAGGCTCGCAGCTTCGTCAGGGTTGTCTGCCAGGTGAGCGAGTACGTGCGCCGGCATTTCCATCTGCTCGATCGTGAAGAAGACGTCGTTGCGCAAGATCAGCTTTTCGTTGTTCGTGACCTTGACGTCGTAATCGGGAATGGATTCCTTCGCCGCTGTTACTCGTTCGTTGAAGGTCTTATGCAGGGTTGTGATCTGCTCCTGCACTTTCGCCTTGCGGTCGGTCTCGGCCTTTTCGGCCACGACCTTGCGCTGCGCTTCCTGCGCTGCTTCCGCCCGCTGGTTGGCCTTTCGAATCTCCTGACGCGATGTGTGAGCGATAACCTCCTGCTCATACTTGTCGGGATCATCAAAGGCTTCACGGCTGGGCGCCGGGTCATCCTCGATCTTGGGTACGTCGGGAATGACAATGGCTTTTGCGGCGAGCGCTTCGGCCTCGGCCTTCAGTCTTGCGACTTCGGCGGTGGCGGCATCGGCGACCTTCTTGGATTCCGCGGCCTCGGCTGCTTTGGTGACAGCTTCAGCGAGTGCTTTGTCGCGCGCGGAAGTGAGCTTCGAGAATTTCTTCTCGATACCCTTGCGAGCTTTGTGAGTCTCTTCGAGCGCTTGCTCAGGATGTTCGTCTTCATCCTCGTCGGCCGTTGCTGAAGCGTCGACTTTGGTTTTGTCCACGACAACGGTTTCATCCGTGGCGGCGGCGGCAGTCTTTTCATCCTGCGCGGCGGCGGTGTCCTTGGTTGTTGCGGCGGCAGCGGGTGGCACATACGTTTCACCGCGGGCTTCGGCGGCGATTTTCTCGGCGTACTGCGCGACAGACATATCCTCGACGTTGACCACGGCTACGGGTTCGGCTGCGGTCTTGGTGATATCGACGGTGCCTGCGGCTTTTACAACGGTCTGCTCGGTCATGATTTAGTCCTCATGGATTGGCCCGGTTGAGCGTCAGCCGGTAAACGTTTGTTCGATTGATCGGTGAGCTGCCTGGTGGCGGTCACAAGCTCGGCCAGCTGGCGGCCGATGGTGCTCTGGAGGTGCTGGTCTTTTTTGGCGTTGACTTCTTCCATCTTCGCGCCGATCTGCAGGACCTTCGCTTCGAAATCCTTGCCGATCTTTTCGAGGATGACGTCGCGGTCTTTCTGGCGGTCCGTCAGTTCCTTGGTCACGAGTTGCATCTGCTGCCCCATGTCCTGCAGCTGCTTCTGCAGCGACTGCACCAGCGCCTCGACCTGCGGGGTCATGTCACCCTTCGGCACGGTGAGCAGGTTCGGCGGGATCGCTTTGGCCAGGCGCTGCGCGAATTCCTCAGCACCTTCCCAGTCTGAATTCTTGGCGATCAAGTCGGCCACCATGGCGCCGGCGGCCGGCAACGCTTTCACGAAGTCCATCTGCGACTCGGACGCCTCGATGCGCTTGGTCGCGTAGCTGGCGCCGATCGTGCAGGTGACCTTGTAGCGGCCGATCTTCGGATTGAACATCTTGATCTTGGCGGGCTCGCTCGAGTCCGGCGTGGTACCCATCGCCTCGGCGTAACCCTCGCGCATGGTCGGGTTGATCATCACGCGGTCTTCGTTGCCGCCCTCGTCCAAGATCGTCACCATGCGCTTGGTGTCGTACTTGCAGGGGATGAGATCGATCAGCACGATTCCGGTGTTGCGCAGCGCCCGGCCGTAGTTGTCAATGTAGTGGTAGGCGCCGAGGTTGGCATTCCGGTTGAGTTCACGGATCGCCTTGCCGCTCTCGTCGCTCATCTTCTCCGACATCGTGGCGTCGAACCGGATGCCGGTCACCGCCTTCAAGGCCTCGATCGTGCCCTGCTTCGCTGACAGGATCGCCGCGGGCGGGCCGGCGAACGGCTGGCGCTGCGGGGGTGGTGCGGGCTTGCCACCAACGTTGGTGCCTTTGTAGAGCAG